CGGCATAGACGCTCGGGGGAAACTTCCCCGGTGGAAGGACATAGTCGATCCACCAGGGGGACTCCCTCGAGACGGCGGCGATGGCAAATCGCCGCCAGGTTTTAAGGAACGAAGTATAAGGCTTTTCGACTAGGTATTCGTTGTACCTAGGCGTAGAATCAGGGGAAGCATCCCAACCCTCGTCGGTTACGAACTCAGGAATCCACAAAACTAAGGTGGACCTAAGCTCGCGCCAACGGGCTACCATTCCCGGAACGCTCTTCCGTGTGACCGCGCGGGCTGAAACCCAGCCCTCGCGTAACATGGTAGACCGCACCTCACAGATTCGGCGGCACACTTCTTGGATAGGGGGGTACTTTGCCGCGAGGCAAGACCCGTCGACCCCAAAGGCTAGGGACATCTCCTGCGAGATGCGCCGCACAGCCGATTGTCGAATTTCCTCGGGATCACCGAGGGGGACCCAATCAAGTGGACCGTCCTTACCCGCGAGGCGCGTGGTGAAGGCAGAGAAGTCCTTGTCAACCTGCTTGGCCGCAGAGCGGTCAAACATGTTGGCAGAGGCGTCTCTCCACACTCTCTCGAAAGATGTCAGATGGCTAGTCTGACCGTAGAGAAGTGTTGCCAACGCGCGCAGATGGAATGGGGGTACGGAAGGAGTAGACGGGGGACCGGCCAAGCCGGCCCCGCCTAGCTCGCGGGGGAGGAAGGGAGGAACGCCCAAGGCCCTGAACTCGCTCGGCAAGCGAGGTCTTAGGGTCCGGGCGACCGCGTGCACCATACGGGGACGGAAGTGCCTGAGATAGTCTGTCTCAGCCACGCCCGCCAGCCACCAGTCTGGAGCCTCCAAGGCTCCATGGCCGAATGGCGCGTCACCCACCACAAGCCCTTTGAGAGGCATAGAGTGGTGGGCGCGAGTCCGTGTGATGCGAAGAACCCTTACGGTGTTAACCGGGATCTTCTTGCGGCATTTCTGCCCTCCTTTTCCGCGAGACACGATACGGTAGATGGGGACTAAACCATCCAACTGTGTCTCCGAAGTACCCGCGAAGTCCCAGAGGACTTCGAGGAAGACTCCCCTGTTTCGGGAACGGAAGTGTTTCCCCTTCGAGAACTTGGCGCCCGTCCGAATCATCGCTGATTCGTAGGCGTCAAGGGCTCGAGGGGCGGCGACTCCCAGCAGATCGTCCCCGCAGATGCGGGCGACGGGCTGCGTCGCCGGCAGGCTCCTGTCTACCAGGCAGGCTTGCTTCCAAGCCCAGCCGTGGTAGATACAGAGAAGTGACCAAGTTGTCGGCAATCCCATGAGGATGCCGCGCCTAGTCACTTTCGTCTCGCCATCCGGCCAAGTCACCTCGACGGGTCCCGTCCCAAGACGGAGCCCGTGGAGTTCCGCAGGCAAGAAGCGCCCGGAATCCTCGAGACCATCGACGATCGCCTTGGCGACGTCGAGGGGAATGAGGTCCGAGGCGGACTTCAGGTCCGCGGACAAGACATGGCCGCAGGCGCCGACGAAGTCTGCACCCACTTTCCTTGGCTCGCCTTCGTGGACATGCTTGGTCAAGGGCCACTTGCGTAGCCCAAGAGCAAGCCGTCGCCGGGCGAGGTGACCAAGTACGAGCGCGTACCGCTGCATGGCGGTCACGATACGTACCTTGTGGCCTCGCTCTTCGATGGTGACCACCCTGCCCTTTGGATGGGGTGGCCACTGTTCACTCAAGGCGGAGCCGACTACGTGGAGCTCTTTGACGATCATATGCCAGTCCTCTGGCATCTCATCAGGGGGGTCCAAGTAGTCGACCTCGAAAGCCAAGGACTCGGATATGGAGCGTGACAGGCCGCCATCGGCGCGTGAGCAGTCGTAGGTCGCTGAGGATCCCTGTGGGACCCCGGCAACCGTCGACCACTCGACGTTAC